ATGAAATCCACCATCACGCGGTGATTGTCGAAGGCGCACCAAAGGTAAGAGATCAGAGCATCCGGCAAACGTCGCTCAAGCTCGCCAGGTGGAAGCGTCCACAATGCGAAATCCGCCGCTGCCGATTGTGAAAAGCGGAACTTGTAGCCGTTCGTCCCGTAGGCGACTCCGATGATCGGGTGTCCAAGTTGCTCCATCGCTGTTGCCGTTTGCGTGTGGTGTGTCTCAATGAACGGGACTGACGGCGCGAACAGGTGGATCGTCCCCTGCTGGATGTCGCGGACAATCTCGGCGTATCGGACGAATGCCGCTTTCATGCGAACAATAGGGCAATCTGGATTCGCTTTTGCGTATTCCTGATCGCCCCAGACTTTGAGCATTTCCAAAGACGACTCGCCGCGTGCGTTCTTTTCGGCAAGGTGCCATGTCACTTTCGTTCCCGTGATGCCGTCGCCGCTAATGGTCGTCAGCGTCCGCGAGACATCCAGCGGGACATCGTAAGCGATCAATGCGGCGGCTGCTCGGGTGTTGGTAGTGGCACCACCCTCCCCGGTGATGCCAAAGAATCTTGGTAATGCCATCTCGTTAGGTTGCCGTTAGGCCAGGATCGTCGGGCTGTATTTGTATTTTACAGAGATGCGCCGGTAGTCCTCGGAAGTGCTGGAGCGGGTCAGTCCGGTCACGACGTAAGTTCCACCAGTCACTGCGCCAATCAAGTGATCGGCGGGAGCAGTCGCCAAGGTCAAGGCGCTGGCGAGAGTCCCAGAGAAGGCGGAAGTGGACGGAATGTAACCGTCAAGCGTGCCTTCGATCCGCTCGTTGTAATACGACTCGCCGGTGTCGTCGCCCGTAATGTTTTTCACGGTCTTTGAATCCTGCGAGTAATCGTCAGAAACGGAATCAAGGAGGAATCCCGTCTGTTGCGCTGCGATCCCAAAGACCCCTGTGGTAGTACCAAAAGACGTTGCCATTTGAAATGGCCGCCATGTCAAATTCAGCTTGTGCGCTGTATCCAAGCTTCCGCCGTGAACACCGCTTCAAACGTCGTCTCCTCCCATCGCGTTGATCCGCCGTTCATCTGGAAGTAGTCGCATTGCACGCCAAGGCCGGTCCCGCTGATGAGGTTCGCCACGTTTGCCGTGCCGTTGACGTTGCGCTCGATGGCGTCAGCCCATGTCTTAAGCGTTGCCCGCGTCTCGCCGTCGCCAGAATGCGCCCGCAAGGTAATCTCAACCGGGCATTTCATCACGCCTGGAAGCGCCAGCGAGTGCCGCTCAGGCTCGCCAACGTCAACCGCAATGGTCGGCAAGTCGATGTCGTTGATGGCGCGGGCGTCAACGACGGTGATCGAGGCGTCGGGCTTGACCGGTTCAAGTAGAGCGATCAGCGCGTTGGTCAGTTTGTCGGTAGTCATCAGATTTCTCCTCGGAGCTTTTTCAGCGCAATTGTCATGTAGCGGAAGTTTCGGGCGTATCCTCGTTTCAATGCCAAATCAATCACTGCCTTGGACTGTAGCCCGTTGATGTATGGGAGTCGGTTGGTGAGTGAGATTGTAGAGCCTAAACCCTCCGCCCTGATAGATGCGTCGCCGTTGCGTGTCGCATGGCGTCGAATCCATTTACTGATTCCACGCATTTTTTTTCCGTCGATAGCCTCCCCGGCAGCAATCCAAGCGCCTTTCGCGGTGCCGGCTGCCGCTTGTTTCTTGCGGAGCAGGTCCACCTTTTCCCTGATCGGAATCGGCTCACGCCTGAATCGCCCTTCGGTCTTCAAACCCTTAGGAACCTGCCCCTTCCGCCTGACTTGAGCGTGGACAAATCCCGCTGATCCTTGAGTTCCCGCCACGTTGGCAGCACGGATTGCGCGGTCGATTTGCTTGGCGATGCTCTTTTGGAATCCCGCGCCCTGCTTGGCTGTAATGCCGTAAGGCGGGACAAGCACCGCTAGTTCTTTCGCGCAACCCTTCCCGAGAAGATTCATGGACTCTTGAATGGTCTTGCCAGTCTCTCTTGAGAACTCGACCATTCTTCGCCGGAATCCGCGAACGGACGATTGATCCATGGAGAATCTGATCATTTTGATTCGTTCGGGTCGCAAAGGTCAAAACGGATCGCGACGTCGCCGGGGCGGACGGCATAAACGCGGAATGCCACGCCTGCCACGGTGCAACGCTTGCCTTTAAGCGCTGCGGGATTGGTGACGTCCCCAGGTTGCGCGGTGGCCGTCGCCTGCACTTCCGGCTCCAGCCCGCCTAGGCCACCGTCTGAGTCGCTGCTGTAGTCGTCCCAGACAACGGAAAACGTTTGCCCGTCGCAGACCATGGTCTTGGTCCCAAACATGGAATCAACCTCGTCGGCGGAGACGTTGAGGAAGTCGTCGATGATGCTCACACCATAGGCGCTGCGTCAAACGAAAGCCCGCCCCATTGCTGGAGCGGACTCGCGATGAACAAAACACCAATCAGCAGAAAAGCTTAGCCAAGGATGATGGCAGCGTGCGCTGGCTTCAGCGCCTTGAAGCCCCAAAGGGCGTGGATGCGGTAGAGCACCATGCCGTCACCTGGATAAACGCGGAGGTCGAAACTGATTCCCGTGCGGGGGTCAGTGATGATCTCGTTGTCAATCGCGAGGTCGCCTTGCTTCGGGAAGATCGGCAGGCGGGTGCCGAGAACCAGAGCGTCGGAAGAGAACGCGATGTTGCGGGCGCTGGTAGCGTTGACCGTGATGGCCGCGTTGTCAGCGGCGGCAACCACGATTCCCGGGGCGTTGATTGTAAAGACGTTCGAGGCCAGGGCGGTGGCGACGACATACTTGTGAGCGCCAATCGTCACGATGTCACCTGCAAGGATGGTTCCCGATCCGGTGTCAACTGTGACGGAGGTGGCCCCGACCGCCAGGGCGCCGTTAAGCAGGTAGCTTGCGCCCGTGCCTGCGGTGGCGGTGTTAATCTGGGCAGACTCACGGATGCTGAAGCCGTGCATGTTCAGCAACTCTCCGTCGCGGAGGGTCATTGAAGTTCCTGCCTCGTTCGCCTTGGTTAGTTGGCCAAGGGTGCGAAGGGCAGCACCAGCGGAGGTGTCGATGACCAGCGACCGGCCCGATGGGGGCGCGCCGTTGTCGTCGAGGATCTTGCGGATCTGGGCAGAGTCGGCGAGAGTCGTGGCGAACGGAGTCGTGCCAGCGGTGCCGTAAGCGCGGGAAGCTCCCTGCGCGAGAGCATCGCAAACATCGTTCTCCATTTCGTTGACAATGACGCGGAACGCTTGCGCGATCTGTCCCTGCTGGAGGCTTAGATAGCCGGGGCCTTGATCTACCGCGTACTCCTCTTCGCCGGTCCATGAGAACGCGGCATATTTGTTTTTCGACAATGTAAGTGAAGCATTGGCGATGGTCTGGTCAACAGCCGCCGGCACCGCCATTGCTGGCGTGAACGTGCTGGTCGTGTTCGTCGGAGTCTGTCCGACACGGAGCGTCTGGTTGGTCGCGAGGCGGTCTGCCTTCGCGTCACGGGAGACGCCGGGGATTGCGCCGACAAGTTCACGGGAAACTACGTCGAGCGCGGCGTAAACGTCGGGGATGAGATTGGTCAGGGTATTGGCCATGATGGTAGATTAGTGAGATTGGTTATTGAAAATCTTCAGTGACGGTCCCGCCGTTGTGGCGGAAGTTGGTTTTTTCTTCGTCGGTTAGAGCGAGAAGTTGCGAAACCGTCAGGACAAGAGGGTCCGCCGCTTGTTCGGACGGTTCCTGCAATCCGGGTTTGGGTTTCGCTGCCATGTTGTTAGGCGGTGATTTTTCCGCCCGCCTTGGAGAAGTCGGACTTGGCGCGAGGTGAAAGAGCGTTGAACGCCTCGCGGGTCATCGCGTTTGTGATCTCGCCGGCCTCGATGCCCGCGATTGGCTCCGGATGGCCGGAAGCGGCGAGCTGGCGGGCGGCTTCAATGCCGATCTTTTCCTTGGTCAACTCGGCGGCGGATTCCAGTTCGGGAACGCGGGAGGCGATAGCCTCAAGCTCGGTGACGCGGGCGGCGGCGGTCGCCAGGTTGTTGCGAAGTTCGGCAGTGGCGGTGGCGGCTTCTTGCAAAGCGGCCTCTGCGACGCTGACCTTGTCAGAGAGCTCGGCGACTTCGTTTTCCCGGTTGGAAACCTCAGCTTTCAAGGTGTCGATTTCCGCCAATGCTTCGGCGCTGGCAGGGGAAGTAAGACGGTCGAGAATATTCATGCCTTTGTCCTTTGGTTTGGTGTCAAATTTACCGCTTACGACTTCATCCGCGAAGCCTTCAGCAACGGCTGATTCAGCACTCATCCAAGTCTCCTCTTTCATTCGCTCGCGCATTTCGGACGGCTTTTTGCCGGTGCGCTCGGCGTAGATTCCTGCGATCTCGCCCGACATTTCGTCCAGCAACTTCGCGGCCCGTGCGTGGTCCTCGGCGTTGCCCCAAGTCGCGGTTGAGGCTTCGTGAATCATCATCCGCCCGCCCTTCACGATCTTGATTTCATCCGCCGCCATCGCGATAACGGAAGCCATAGACGCGGCGAGCGAATTGATAAACGCCGTGACGTGAACTCCGCGCCCGCGCAGGTCCATGATGGCTTGATAAACCCGATATCCGTCGAGAATGCTCCCGCCTGGGGAGTGGATCTCAAATTCCATCGTGTCCGCAGCGTTCTCAGCGGAGTTCATCAGGACTCCAAAATCCGCGCCCTCGGCAACGGCTCGAGCCCCGAATACGCTGCCGATTTCCTCAAGCAGCTTATCGACAGACTCCTTGTAAACGCTCTCGTTGAGCTTCACCTTGCCCGCCTTGTTTTCAATCGTCAGAATTTTCATTGTCTTGAGTGGTTGATTTTGCTTTGCCTGCTTCCGATCCGTTTGGATTTCTCATGCCCATTTCGTCGTCCGTGATTTCGACGCCGTGTTTTGCGCCGACTTCCTTGGCAATGACCTTGCCAAGCGCCACTTCTTCGGCCCGCTCGCGCAAGTGTTCTTGAAGCGACTTACCGTAAGCGCCAAGGATGTCGGTTTGGTTAGTGTGGCCTGCTTTCCACATCTCGATCAACTCTTTCGATACGCGCCCGTCGTCAATCGTGAGTTTTTTCGGCATCGTGAAATCCCACTTCCACCAATCAGCGGAAGGCTCCAGAATCCCGAGCTTCATGGCCTTGGCGATGGCGTAACCGACTTTACGGCGGGCGCCTTTTTTAAGTGTTTCCTGACGGTCCTCAACCGCAAGTTGCGCCTTGGAAATGTCGTTTCGCTCAGCAGTTCCCTGCCCACTTGGTTTCCAGAGTGAGTAGGGCCAGCCGACTCCAACCAGCGCGGCGCGGATGATGCGGTCGTGGAACGATTCCCACTCGGGGCCAGGTCGCGAGTTGACAAGCTGCTCGATCCCGCCGCCGCTGTTAGCGCGGAAATAGCGCATCATCCCGCCTGCGAAAGACTCAACAGTCACGCCGCAACCGGCGGCAACTCCCTCTTCCACGCCTGTCAGCGCGTTCATCGGATCGCCCATGTCAGGGCCACCCGTTTCGTTTTTTTCAATAAGGCCGATGGCGGACGCCATTAGTAAAGCGTGCTGTTCCCATTCATGAGATTGCAGCATGTCCCGCAGCTTGTTGAGAGACGCCGTGAACGCGGGCAATCCGCGCCCCTGCTCTTGCCAAGACGGGTCGAAATTGTGAATCAGGTCGCGATAGGAAACCCATTGCTCGCTCTTGCCGTCCTCGCTCAGGATCGCAGCTGCCACCGGCTGGTCTAGCCGGTTGTATGCGATGCCGTCGCGGATTTTCGCGTTCCGATACGGCCCTTCCTTGATGTATCCACTGTCGGTCGAGTAGCCGCACCCGACGCGGTGTGCGGGGATTTGCTGCACTCGTGGGTATCCGGTGCGGTCTTCTGTTAGAAGCTCCCAAGCCTCGCCATCCCGGTCAATTGCGTTGGATGTGGTGTAAAGCGTGGTGGCGAAATCGTATTCGTTCCCGCGAATGTCGCAAAGCTGATACCATTCCTCAGAAAGCCACTTCGCCGCCTTGTCGCCCCATTCTTTATTTTCGCCTTGAAACTTCGGAAGCCAGGCGCGTCCCACGGAATACATGGATTTTTGCTCAATCGCGCCCTTTAGGATTTCTTCGTTCAGGTAAAGTTTGCGAGAAGCCGAAACAATGGTCTTGCGGTCCCACGATGGCACCAAAGCGCCGATGTCCTTCATCTCTACCGACTCATAAGGGCGCGAACGAGTTTCACGGTCGGCAGCTCTTGCGGGTCGGCGGTATTGATACGGCTGCCCGTTTTGGTCGAGTATGATGCTGGACATGGTTAGAAACAGACGAAGGTTCGGTTGCTCGGTCGCGTGTTTGCCGAAAGCCCGGTCAGCGCCATCCGCATCGCCGTAATCCGGTGCTGTTCCGGCAGTCCGACCGTCTTTTGCATCGAAACGTTATTTTTGCTCGCGCTCGTCACGTTGTCGGTCCCGCCCTTTGTCAAAAGACCAGACGAAACTGCCGAAGAAAGCGCGGTTTCGATCTCCGCAACTCGAAGAGCGTCCCCGCGTGCGTAGTCGTAAAGGTCTTGTGCTGCCTGTAACGCGCTCCCGGCCATTACTTGGCGGGCGTGTCAAAGTTTGACATCTACCCGGTCACTTGACTTCTTCCATCGCCACGAGAACCTTGAAAATGCACGCGGCGACGACGCCAATCACCTCGCAGTCCCAAAGATGATTGGGCGCGTGCTGTTTGGTTAGCTCCCATCGCCACAAGCCAGGTTTTACCTCCCGCTTGCGCTCGTTTTGCATCTGCGCGTGGTAGCCTTTTGACGCGTCAACCGGCACCCCGAACTCCCCGCTTGCCATCAGCGCCGTTAGCCGGTCCTTGGCGAGCAAGTTGGAAAACGGAATGATGACGTAGGGCTTCCCGGCTGAAGAAACGCAATTGATGTAATCCCCGAAAATCCGCCGATAACGCTTCTCACCAAACTTTTTTACATAGCCGTCAACGTCCGCGCCTTTTGTAAGGTTCCATGCCCGCGAGTCGGCTGATGTGATTGCCCGCATTGCCTCGTTGGCAACCTCCTCCTGCTGGTATCCGCAGTCCACAAACACGCACCGATTTTCGACACCGAATCGCTCTTGCAGGTATCGCACGTTGTCCCATGTCTCAAGTCGTCCCTCCCAAAGTAGCCGTGATGCGCCGCCGATCCTCCATGCTCTAACCGCTGCCCATCGGTGACCCTTCTGGTTGTCAACCGTCATAAATCGGAAATCCTCAAGCTCCCATTTTGCGCCTTCGTGATGCTCTTTTTTCGAGTAGGGATCGCCAGTTCCAATCAGCGTCGGAGTGTCGCTTGGCGGCTTCCAGAAATCCGCGAATCGCTGAGTGATGACCTGCTCTAGCTTTTCAAGCTGCCCTTGTTTCTTTTCTTCGTTGGCGACGATCCATTC